AGCTGTAAGCACATTTGCTGTATTTGCTGCTAATATAGATCCTTTTGCTACTGCTGAAAGTCCTGTTCCACCGTCCGCGACTGCAAGATCAGTAATACCTGTAATTGATCCACCTGTAATATTAGTACTATTATCTTCAATATGGGCTACTAGAGTTGCGGTTGCATAGCCAGTACCACTTACATCAACCGTAGTGGTTGGAGCAGCTTGAAGATTTTTAAATAGTTTCCATTTTTGATCACCAGCATCACGAAAAAGACCAGTATATTCATCTTGAGAACCTGAATCATCGTATAATCCATAAAATCCAATATCAATACTATCCGAAGAATTATTTCCAGTTGCTAATGAAAGCATTGAGTCTGCTACATTTACAGTAGTGGAAGAAACAGTGGTAGTTGTACCTGAAACTGTAAGATTTCCAGAAATTGTTACGTTTGTTGGAAATCCAATATTAATTTTATTATCTGATACTGTAGTTTCAATCTCATTTGCAGTACCTTCAAAAGTAATAGTATCAGTTCCAACAGTAACAACATCATTTGAACCGCTATCTGCTGCAATAGTAAGAGTTTTTGGATTATCTATCCAACTTAGTACACCGGATCCGTTTGTGGATAATATGTATCCATTAGTTACAGAAGCAGGAAGAGTATAAGTTAAGTCACTTCCAACTGTTGCAGGAGCTTTTAATGCTAGATAATTTGTACCATTTGCAGTAGCCTCAAAAAGTTTTAATTCTCCTTCTGCTTTTAATTTAAGTTCGTCAATAAAAGACCCAGAATCAACAATTAAAGCACTACTTGCTGTTAGTGTTCCAGCCGTGTGATCAAGCATGTCGGTAAAATGAGAACCCCCAATAATTTCTGGAGTATTACCACCACCACTAACATTTCCTATGGCAAGACGTTTACCATAAGTACCGCCACTTCCATAAGCATAGAAGAGTTCTCCTTGTGCTACTGAAGTAGGTTTTCCTGTTCCCGTACTTCTTTTAATTTGAATTGTCTGAGACATTTATTATTGCTCCGAATATCCTAATAGGATCCTGCGTCTATCGTGTCTGAATCAGCTGAAATGTTTCCAACCATTATTGGAACCCATGCAAAAGTTCCAGAACTTGTTTCTCTATAGACTTTGAGTTGGTCATCGTCGGTATCATACCATGTATCTCCTTCAGAAACAGTAGAACCAGTAGGAGCACTTGCACCACGAAAGTTTTGATCTGCTAACTGCTTTAGTGCTGTATCTAAATCAGTAGCAGTAATAGTATTGTAAGGGGTTGTAATAATATTCTCAGCGTTTAAAGTACCAGGAACAGAAATAGGGATTGCTAACGAGTATGCTTGTACTGAAGTAACATCATCAGTTATACTTACAGTAATAGTATCTCCGGTTACAGAGACATCAGTTACATCCTCTGTTATCTCTAATGTAGTCTGGCTCATCTAGTTACTTCTGGTGTGATAGTTACATCCCCTTGTAAAATTCTTTTTACAACACTATCGCCTGATGTAAAAATTTCTAAATCATATACATATTGTCCAGCGGATAAACTAGTTGAAGTGGATGCTCCAAGTTCCATTTTTAAAGCACCCTCACTAGCGTTAGTTTTAGTCACTGTAAAAGTAGCAGAAGCTGAACTTGCATCCACAGAAGTTCGCAGCTGCGCTCGACCTGTGTAATTAGTCAAATCTAAAGCTGATCCTGATTGCTTAATAACCAAGTCTAATGCAAAGTCGGAGCCTTGGTCGATCACTAAGTTGTATGTTCCTGCACTCATTTATATTTCTCCATGCTGAAATTATATCTCAAAGGACATAAATAGTCAAGTTTTATTTTTCAAGTGGTCAGTATTAACTTAAAAAGCCTAGTTTTACCCTAACATCCCCACTCGCATCATATATCTCTATCTTGGGGGTTTGTGCATTACTATCAACATGCATTTTAATATGTGCAGCGTTTGAAGGTCCAAGTCGTAAAATAGCGCTGCCTGCAAAAGAGCTATCACCGCTTCCGAAAGTTATATTCCCCTTAAAGCCTGCACCCGAGCTTTTACTAAAAAAGTGGGGGGTTTCTATAATTTCATTTGATAAATCGAACTTAGCGCCTGCAGTTGAAAAATCACTACTACCATCATCCGTATAATTAGTAGACTGAATTGAGCCCGTTTTAATATTTGATCCATTTATACTGGTATAGTTAAAACTATCGGAGCCATCAGTAATAGTCGTATCCGATCCACTCGCTACAAATGTTACCAAACCTGAGAACCCTATAGTCTGTTCCACGTCTCCAACAGTAATTGTTGTTGTGTACGCACTACCACTATAAGTCCCAGTTTCAGCTACAGAAACAGGGCAATACCAATACTTATTAGCATTTGCTGCAGCAAATGTTGGGGCTGATACATTCCATGTATTGCCTCCACCACTACCAGTATATGTTAGCACACCTGTAGTCCAGTTCATGCTAAGCTGTCCAGCTGTTGGTGCAGAAGGTTCGCTACTTTGAGCCGTCTGATAATACATGAAAATTTGCGTCTTTCTCTGTCCAGGAACGCCCTGAGCACCAGTAATGTGTTGATTAACTATAACAGGGGTAGACCAATCATTTGCAGCAATAGTTGCAACCGGAGCCCCACTGGGAGTATTGGATATAGCTGCTGCTGTACTCTTCCACAAATATTGATTCGAAGAAGTAACTGCGGATATAGAAGTTGACCAACTAAGACTATTATGTAGGGTTCCTTGGTGGCCTTGATTAGTTCCTGTAAAATTATAGGTAGTGGATTGATTCGGCTCATCAGGAGTAGTAGAGCTATTATTTAAAAGGTAAGCTTCTACAGTAATTATACTATACCCATCTAAGCCGTCTGCTCCTGAGAATTGCTGAGGTACTGACCACTCTCCTCTTGCTACTGTATCAGTAGTTCCTGTACCATTTGCACTTGCAACAATTACCCACTGTTTCTGCGTTCCTGTAGGTGCTTGTGGAGTAGTATACCATCCTGATGCCTGGCCACTAATTAAAACGCTGCCATTTGCATGTATTGCTGTACCATCAAGTACTAAAGCACCGCCTCCAGTTCCTGAAAGCTTTGCTGTAACAGTTGGGAAATTAGAATCTTCGTTAGGATCCTTAATAGTTGTAGTTGCAGCAGGTTTAACGTCTTGAACCGCATATAAGTATAAAACTGCTGTTGAACTTCCTTGTACACCTTCACGAATTTTTCCAATAGTTACTTTAGTACTAGTCTCATACAGACTATTACTTTGGTCATTGTTTTCACGAACAGTAACAGTAAAAACTTGAGCAGCTCCCTCACTGGGGTCGTCATAGGCTATAGGGTTACTAGACTCATCTGCATTATGTACTATTTTTGTATAAGTATTGGTAGTACCAGAGTCTGAGTCTTTAAAAGAGCCGTCTGCTTTTCCTGCTTCTGTAGTATTATTTGGATTTGCATTACTCGCAAAATCACCTGTCACTTTAAAAACAGGGTCAAGATAGTTTATAGCTGTTGCTTGAATACTTATATTATCCGTCCAGCTAGAACTCAACGCATTGGCAGAGGTATAGTTTAAGAAGTTTAAATCAGGAGTTGCTGTTACAGCACGACCCCTAACTCCTGCTGCTAATATAACATGATTGATAAAAGAGTAAACCCCTCCACTAGTTCTATTAATTGTTGCTATAATAGAATCATTTATTGGATCCACTCGTAGAGCTGCTCTAGCTACTGCTTTAGTAGTCGAATTAGCAGTAATTGCTAACGTAGAAGTACCACTATTTAGTTGTCTATCAACGAATAATTTATTGTTTGCTGCGTCAATAAACGCAACTTTACCTGCGTAATATTTAGAACCATCATACAGACGTAAGACATCTCCAACTTGAAAAACATCTTTGAAGTCGTCTCCACCAGTTTGAGTAACAATATTTGTTCCTGAACTTGCACCAACACTTACATTACAATTAATACTTGTCCATCTATTATTCTCTACACCACCGCTTGAATTGGGTGCAAAAGTGCTGACATCATACCATAACTGAATTTCAGTATTTTCAAAAGTAACTCCTTTATAGTTAATAAGTCTTAAATAATCATTCGAGCTTGCATCCCTATCAAACATTAAATAAGCAGTTAGAAGTGCTCCGTAAGTGCTATTAGAATAACCCATTGAAGCTAATTCTTGAGAGTAAGAAGCTGCTGTAGTTGGAGAGGGGTTAGTTAAAGAACTAGTTAATTCCGCAGCAGGACTAACCATGGCCCAGTTACGATTTAATAAACTAAAAGTTGTACTTGATATTGAAGCTGTGTCAAAGTCAGATTTTACACCTATAGGCAACTCTGCAACTCTTAAACCTGAATAAGAACCGTACGGATCTTTAATAGTTATATCTGCAAATGTGTACCTGCTTCGTCTCTCAGGAGTTATAGTTCTAACTCCAATACTCCATTGTCCATCTTCTAATTCTGTTAATGGGTGCGAAGTTTGATTGGCATTTTTTATTTGAATTACGTTCTCATCAACAGAAGGAAAAATTTCTATTTCATAACCACTAGCATGCTCATATGTTGCTGTTCCTTCTGCATTTAAAGGTGGATCCCATTGAACAATTATTTCATCTCCTGCAGTTTCAGGTTTAGGAGTACGTAATAAATAAACACTTCTAGGCGGAGGAGCATTATCGTCTTCATTTACATAAACTGTATCTTCTACATCAAGTCTAAATTCTAGATCAACAGCATCAAATTTTGCATTTGAAAAATTAGCCGCAGATATTCCTACTGTTTGATTATCTTCTTCAGTTATTCCTAATATCTTATATTCTTTGTAGGAGTATGCTGCCTTGCCTGTAGTTGTATCTTCTTTTATTGCCCAAATAGAGTCGCTTGCTGTGGGTGCGTCATTAAATTTAGGACTTGCTTGAGAGCCTCCCATAGTATCAAAAGTAATAACTGTCTTACCACTAACTACAGACACATCTCCTGAATTAAATTGGAGAGTCTCTATCGCTGTGCCATTTACTAATTCTAATAGTACGGTTTCTTTATCATCACCATTATTATTCTTTGCAGAAACAATATGCCCTCTTAAAACACCATCTTCTTGAGCCATATCTACAGCCCCATACGAAAGAGTGGCAGAATTGTCAGAAGGTAACCAAACACTTTGTATCTCATCCCCTCTGTTATATGTAATAGCTGATCCACTAGAAGGAGTAATTGTCACAGAATCTTGAGCTAATACAAGTTTTCTCGTCTCTACTAATACGGATATAGTATAAGTCGAATTTGCATTAAAGGCATAGGAAGATCGTTCAGAATCTCCTCCGTCTACTTGTGCTCCTCCAGATTCTGTAGATATATCTCTATCAAGGGTTAGTTTTCCTTGACTACTTGAATTTATAAGTTCATAAGCAGAAATTCGTCCACTAAATGCTATACCGTAGTCATCGGAGTTTTCTACATTAATTATATCTCCTGGCTGTAAAAAAGCAGCATTAATACCAGTCTTAAAACTAATAATCTCTGTTTGATTAACAGCGGTCCATAGTTTCCACTTACCGTATCGTAGGGCCTGCCCTTGAGAGGTACAACCAAAAGCATTTGCTTCTATTTTGTTTACTCGTCCTGTATCTAAAATATTTTGCCTGTCTTCAACGATTATTGGCTCTAATTTAAATTGAGATTTAGGATTATTCCAGCTAACTATAATTTGATTGGCGCGTGTTTTTGCGCCTGTGCCTTCTGTTTTTATTTCACCGTCAATAATATTTGACTTACCAAAATTATATACAGGAGTTCCAGGGCTATCTTGTACGGTTAACAACTGCCCGTCCATCCAATATAGCATACCTCTAAATACAGTAGCCATATCTTTTAATACTTTATAGCAATCTGTCGCCTTTGTAAGATAAATATTTGCTCTAAATCTAGGCTCTTCATTTCCGTTGCCATCAGGTACTAATTCGTCACAATACTTTGCAATTTTATATAAAGAATACTTATCAATATCAATATCTTCAATATAGCCACCAAGTCCATAACGGTCATTAGTTACCATATCATAAAAAACCCAAGCTGGATTATCTGTATAAACTAAATTAGGTTTAAAAGTTCCATCCCATAAAGCTCCGTATTCTGCTTTAGTAGAATCTGACGCTAAATGTCGGGGTGTATAGTTTGAAGGAATTCTTACTTTCTTTCCAAGAACCTCATACATTCTTGTAGGCATACCGGAGTAGTCCCTAGCACTAAAGGTAACTGTACCTAAAGCAGTAAAAGGATAGTTTAATTTCTCTTTAATTATAGCAACTAAACTTGTTATCTGTGAACCATCTACAGCGGCTAAATTATTGTCGTCTGAATCGTTTAAAAATTGAACTTTTGTTCCATTCATAGTAGCGGCTTGATATTTACCGTTACTTTCATTATTTATAGCAGTAGGACTTAATCTAGTTACTAGAACTTTTAAATCTTCATAAGGTTGAAAAGGAGTCATATCAATAACATGATCCCTAGAAATACCTGTCTTTGTTTTTCTATAGTCGACTAAACCTCCAGAGTTATACATAGCCTGTTTTCCGTACTGCCAGGCTCCGTCTCTTTTTACTATTACATGTACTTGGTGACCTGCTGCATGGTAATAATCTCCACCACTTCCTCCCGTATGATATAGTCCTCCGGGGTATCTTAGCTGTAATCGTAACTCATCAATTTCTGAAATTTGTCCGCTGGTCATGCCAGTAGCACTGAGTGTAATAGTTTTTGTCATTAAAGTTATACGACTATTACTTAAGCCTGACTCTTCAACCCAGGCTTGTGTACCTACAGTTCCAAAATCTTCTCTATAGTATGCTCCATCAGTACTTTTCCAATGACTTCCTACTACTTCGAAGGCAGCTTTCTGACTATCGCTTAAAGATACTGAACGACTAGAAGTTCCAATTCCTGCTAACTGTTTCAGTGGAGCTTGAAATTCAGTCCCTCTTCTGAACTGAATTGTACTATCTTTTACTTTTGCGGATTTGTTTGACTTGTCCAATACAGCAGATAAACTAAATAATTTTTTAGTAATAGCATAGGCATTTGTATAATTATTGTTAACTTGTATTTTTTTATTTCCGCCTGATAGTACAATTTCTGCTTTTAGGGCAAGATCAATCTCTACAGTAACTAAAGTTCCTTCATCTGCATCGTCTTTTGAAAATAAATTGTGCATACCCCAACCACTACTTATCTTTTTTAGTATTGCTTTGGGCCCTGCCGCATTAGTTATAGCATTATCACTAGAGTCTCTAATTTCATGAATTCTATACTCATCATAAGCATCATCGAGCTTATTTCCGAGAGGGTCATGCATATGTACTCGTAACCGATGATTACCATTGGCTAACGTTCCGCTATCCGATTGATAGAATTGTTCGAAAGGATTACCACTCGAAGCAGTTAAACCTAATTCTGCATTTGAAACAGGGGAAAAAATACCGTTTATAGTAGTATACCACTGCTGTTGAAAGTGGTTAATATTTGCGGTAAAACTCGCAACACCGAATATAAAAACAAATCTGTGATGCGTTGCGTCAGTTTCTTCAATAACATTTAGTGCAGAAACATTAGCAGGGGCACTACCTCCTGTACCTGTATAAACTGTTCCTAGTTGTGTTGCACCCGTTCCTATAGAAATACTTAGTGTATCATTGAAAAATGCAGCTTCTGCAGCAGTATCATGTACGGGATCGCCATCTAAAAATACAGAGGCGGAGACATCATAAAGACCTTCAACTGGACCTTCACAGATAAGATCAGTTATTGAAGCTATTTGATTTTTTGATGCAATACCTCTTTTATATAGCATGCCTGGAGCAAATCTTCGTCGATCTTTAGCTGTAATAGAAGTAAATGACATTTATTTTTTTTCTCCTAATTTATCGCACTATCTTGTGCTATATCTGTATTTAATTCTCTGGTACGACTAGGCCAGCCCGTATTAAGGGCTACATTGTTACCTGTAATAGGATTATAACTCGAACTAATAACATCAAATGAAATAGGTTGTCCTGGAACCCGTAAATGGCCATATAATACAGGTACAGGATCTCCCTCAATAATATTCTGCTCATCACCATTAAACATATATGAAGACTCTTGGTCACTATCTGTAGCAGGATCAGGAGCTGTCATTTCTGCTAACCCTGTCATGCCTAAATGTACAGCTGTAGCTGCTAGCATTTTCATGCCAAAACCCTTTGCCATAGCTGCCTTAAATGCCGCTTTCATACCAACCTTTCCAGTAGTGATACCCATCCCAGAACCTGTCGCTTCACCAATCACCATAGTTGGGTCGCCAAGCCCTCCTGTCTGTAAAACGACATACATAATCACTATTGCTGCGATTATTTTTCCTATTCCTTTTGACCCTGCAGGAATAGGAGTAATAATAATATCTCCTTTTTGCATAGGAAGAAGCAATTGATTTTCATCTATAATTTCAGATCCTTCGACTGTAATACTAAACCCTGTCTCATTCTCCATGCAATCTATCATATAAGGTCTAAACTCTGAAAAATTAGCATCAGCACAACGAAATACATCTTGTAATGTTTCAGCCTCAACCTCAAAACTAGGAATGAACTTTGAACCTAATGCGCCTTCTAAGTATACTTTACGCAGCATATCTATACACTCCTGTTATCCGTTTATACCATGCAGGATATAAGCTTTCTCTGCAGGATAATCTATTGATTGCATGATGATAAAAAATATCATCTCCTATATACACTCCACAATGATTATTTTTCGGAGCATATAGTTTAAAAATAAGTACATCATTTGGTTTAATTTCTTCTAAAGACACTGGTATATGGTTCCATTCTTTAATAATTTCTTCCGTGAAATAATCTAAGTCTTTATCCCACCAGTCATCTTCAAATAATGCTCTAGGAGGGATGTTTATATTTTGTACTGCTAAATAATCTCGTGTAGCTTCAAAGCAGTCCATAGTTCCAAACTTATAATTTCTACCATATAAGTTGGTTATATTCTCTTCTGGTTCTAAAATATTTAGATCCATTTCTGGGTAGCTAAATATATAATAAGGTATTCCTAATGCATTACAATAGTTTATATCCGCTTCACTAGCTTCTGCTGTTGTATCTGGATGACTATGTACTATTGCTATAATATCAGTCGTTTTTAATATTCTTAAATATTCGGACGAGTCTATAATAAAATCTTCATCATCTTTGGCAACGTTTGTGCATGGAAACCACTTCTTTTTGCCTTTTACTACTGCTAATATACCACAACCTTCTCGTGGGTACTCATTTCTAAAATGTTCTTCAATCTCATCAATATACTGCACTATCTAAACTTCCTACTTCCAGGGAATCCTCCAAAAGGTAAAATTGCGTTTGTATCTCGCTCTGTGGATTCAACAGTAAAAGTTTCGGAGTTAGCAACTGTTCTTGGTAAAAATTGATAACGTTTTTTACAAGATAGTAATAGCTTTCCACATGCATCACCAGTACCCCAATATAATGAACCAGCAGAAGGTTTTTCTCCACTACTTGTTGGTAAACTAGCTGTATTTCTCCAAACAGTTGAGGTATCTACATACCCTATACTATCCTCAGTATCAAAAGTTCTCATAGGATACAATACATAATCATTTCTTAAATTATTTGTTGCATCTACATTATATTCTCTATCAGTCCACCCAGAGTAGTGGCGTATTCTTTGCCATGAGATAGAATTTTTAGCAGGGTCACTATTTACAGTTCCTGCGGCTCCTTGATATAGCCAAAACTTTTCATAAGCGGGAGAAACCTCAGTATCAGTAGTATAAACTATATCATTTACTGCCAATGTCATACCAGAGCTCCATTGCTGTGGTGCTATTTGAGGTGCGGACGCAGAGGTTCTTTTAGACCATGTACCTCCACTATAAGTATGGGTTACTCCGAAAAAGATAATTGGTTCATCATTTACAGTATAATACACACGATATGAATAATCAGTATCAGAGATATTATATCTTGCAACACCATTCAAACTCCAAGAACAACCTCCTTTTTTCTGAGCTGGAGCTAGTGCAAAAGTCATTGGTCCCGCTTCTATAGAGCTACTACCAGAACCGTTGGCTATCGCGGGAACATTACTTTTTACTGTTATTGTACTGTCGTCATTTGCAATTGCACTAATTGTTCTAAGATATTCCCCACCTATTAATATTCTATCACCTACAGTCAGTTCTGCTTTAAATTCGGTTCCTACTCCTGTAAGAGTTGCGCTAGCACTACCGCTATTATGTACGGTTCCTGTAGCATCTGGTTTAGAAATCGGATAATTTTTTCCTTGATAAATCCAACTACAATATTTACCGATAACTTCTCGTGCAGGTACTCGTAGCCCTGACAAATCAAAAGGAGAAGCTAATTCTATAGTAATAGCTAAAGATGTTTTATCAACAACTCTATCTATAACAAACGTGTTTTTTGGCAGTTCTATAAGATCTTTGGTTGCTGCCGCATCGCTAGACTGTCCAGAATTTATACTTAAATACTTTGCTAAAGTTCTTCTCTTAGTTACTCTTTTCCCAACTAATTTGTCTACCTTAAAACCTTCTAGGCCTGTAGCTGTACTGCCTTCAGCGAAAGCCGCACTAAATGAATTTTGAAAAGTCGATGTTGTTCTTAGTATTGATTCTGCATTAGCTAGTGTAAGAGTGGGGCGATTCATAGCACCGTCATTAGAAATCTCTACTGAATCCATAGCTATCGGGTAGCCGTAATAAGTATTTCCATTAAAAACAACTTCTCCATACTCATCATTTTTTATGTCGGTTCCAGTTACAACCATACCTGCTTCTATATTACCGCTCCATCCTGAAGTTGCAGTTTGTCCTGAAATTGTATCTACTGTAACTGTATTGTTATTTGTTACTGCTCCGTTAACCAATGCTGTTTTAGTTTGAGTTGCTCCAGTAGCTGCATTAACTCCTGTAAAAGTTAAAGAAGAATTATCAGATAGAGTCTGAATAGTATTTAATTTAACTGTTGATCCAGATACTGATAAAACACGAACAGTAGCATCAACTCCTGGGTGAAATCGTAAAATTTTCTTAGAGGTATACTCTATTTCATATAAATCGACAAAGCTCTCGGAGACCTCTAAACTTTGCAGATCAGTTGAAATTAAATGGTCTTGACTCATGGTTGATAAACTCGTCTAAAAGTTGCACTAAGACTATAATGGTTTCCGCTATTATATTGTATGTTCCAGGCATCACAAACTACTCGTATTGTTTTTTCGTCCGTTGTAGTGGTATTGTTAGCATCAGGTATAGTAAAGTCAAAACTAGTTACTCCTGCTTTATCATCAAAAAATTTAAGAATATCATCAGCTTCTGCTTTAGGTCTATTCGCAAGGCTAACACTATAAGTCTCTTCTAAGGAGTTTAAACCTCTTTTTGACCTTTGCTCATATCCGTCTCCAAATTTTGCAGTTATAGTATTAGGTTTCGTATCTCGAGATAAAGTCTTATCTGGCTTTACAGAGACTGTTGAACTAATTGCTGGTACTATGAATCCGATTGCCATTATGCTGCTCCATAGGGGTTAAGAATACCACCTGATCGTTTCTGATATTGCAGTTCTTCTTGTACTGCTTTAGCTACCATATTTCCTAAATTTTCACCCATATTAGAATCTGCTCTAGTTTCTGAGTCAGAAGTATTTCCATCCATATTGACAGTAACACTAACATTATTTTGTTGTTGGCCGATAGGTGCGGTTGCTTGTTGAGGAAACTCTACAGGTATTTTTCCACCACTCGGTAAAGGTACTACTGCCTCATTACCGTGAAGAACTGCATTATATCCGTGCACAG